GTTTAGTTGTTCTGAAGGAGATGGCGGTGACGCTTTTGCTCGTCTTGATTATGAAGATGATGATGGAGACATACCTATAATCACATTAGTTAGTAATGGTTATTTTGACTTTAGAACGTTTGGTGGAATACCAGCAAACACAAGTTCTAACACAAATGAAAATGACATTAACTTAGTTATTCCAAGTACAGCAGATGCAGGTAACACATTCAGCGTAATAGCAGAGTTCCAAAAAATCTATTAGGATGGCTGACAAGCAACCACCAAGAAATAAAAAAAACTTCCGCCCCACTAAAAAAGGGGCGGGAATGACTAAAGCTGGGGTCAAGAAGTATAGAGCGATGAACCCTGGTTCTAAATTAAAAACAGCCGTAACAGGCAAAGTTAAAAAAGGATCTAAAGATGCAGGGAGAAGAAAATCTTTTTGTGCAAGAAGTGCAGGACAAATGAAGAAATTTCCAAAAGCTGCAAAAGATCCTAACTCAAGATTACGACAAGCAAGGAAGAGATGGAAATGTTAAATGAAATATTTTAAATACTTAGCATCAATTCCTGTAGTTCTTTCTGTAATAGCCGGGGCATACGGATCATTAAACTATATAAATAAATTAACCGCTCAAATTGATGCAAGCACTGACACTATTAATATATTAAAAGTAGAAGTAGAAAATTTAGAAGAACGTATATACAGCGACATAGACAACATACACAGAACTTATACAGACAAGACAGGTAGAAACTCTAAGAATTATGCGGACGCACGTGAGGAGCTCGTAAAAGAAATGGCGGAAATGGCAACATGGGTTGGGAGACTCGAGGGCATAGTTTCAGCATTGCGTGACGGATCATACAAACTAGCATCACAGGCAGAGTACCAAGCGCTAGAAGAACTCGTAAGAGGTAATTCAGATTCAATAAGACAGATAGGTTACGACATTAAAGATATCGAAAGAGTAGCGTCAGGTGGTTATTAATGCGTTGGGTATTTATTATATTGGTATTTGTACTAATATTTTGTTGGGCAGCAAGTGCATATGCTAGGAATGATTATCTAGGTAGTAGCAACAGCAGTTGTGAGCGAGGTAGAGTTGAACTATACACTGAACTTAGAGGAACAGATGGTAAAGATATATATCAAGATGGTGATGGTGATCCTAACAACAGCTACACATCCTATGATGATGACGTCAACGGAACCATTGGATTACGTTTTAGTTGGCCTTTACAATCAACGTGTAACAATGAGACCATAGAACTGTTGCAAGAGAATGACAAATTACGTCAAGAATTAGAACTACTAGCTAACTGTGCTAAATATAAAGAATTAGAATTAGGTCCTGAATTTGCCACTGTGCGTGAAATGTGCAAAGGTGTCAATAAAAAGGCAGAAGTTCCTGCAGAATGAAAATATCAGATAACACAGCTATTAGTATGCCAATGAGAAACCTTATTGGTTTAATAATGGCTATTGGTATAGGTATTTTTGCATATAGTGATGTAACACAAAGACTAACAGAACTTGAAACTGCAAGACAATTAATGGAAGCAGACTTGTTAAAAAAAGCTGAGCAGACTCCTGTTGATCAAGAGCAATATATGTTATTAGAATTTATATCAGGGCAATTTGAAACTATGGAAAAAGAAATACAATTTATTGAATCTAATAATATTAACATAGATTTTTTAAAAGATCAGATGGTTAAAATGCAAGATGATGTAGAACAATTAAAAGATAAGGTAAGGCAAAATGGGAGTCATTGAAACAGTATTTGCTATGATTATGTTTGTTAATGGTTCACTTGATGGACATATGATGACAGACGGATTATCAAAATGTTTAAAATCAAAAAGAGAAGCAGAAAGAAATTTATCATCAGGTAGAGAAAATGCAATTCGTTATGAGTGCGCTCAAGTAAAAGCAGAACTTAGACCAGATGCTGAAGGAAGATTAAAAATATATAAAATTATAGAAGACGAATAATGAATGTAAAATTACCAAACAACCAATACTTTACTCCTATCAAAAAAAGAACTAGTATAGGTCGTTCTTCAAAAAGCAGACCGAAGAATAAAAACAAGAGACGTCAATTCGTCAAATATAGAGGACAAGGATAATGGGCAAATTATGTGCTAAAGGCAAAGCTGCCGCAAAAAGAAAATTTAAAGTTTATCCGTCCGCTTACGCTAACATGTATGCAAGTTCAATTTGCTCTGGCAAAACAGTTGAGGGTGGAAAGAAAAAGAAAAAAGCTAATGGTGGCATGATTAATAAAGTTTCACAGCAACGAAAAAAAATATCTAACTTCAACCAAGGTGGAATTGCAAAAGGTTGTGGTGGAGTTATGGAGAATAAACGTAAAGTAACTACTATTACGTAATGGCTAAAAAAGGATTAAGAGCATGGGTGAAAGAAAAATGGGTGGATATTGGAGCCCCAAAGAAGAACGGAAAATATCAGCCTTGTGGAAGGTCAAAGGGGAGCAAAAGAAAATATCCAAAGTGCGTTCCACTTGCAAAAGCCACACGGATGACAAAGTCGCAAAAGGCGAGTGCTGTCAGCAGAAAGAGAGCTGCAGGTAATCCAGGTGGGAAACCAACTAATGTCAAAACATTTGCAAAAAAAAATACTAAAAGACGTACGTAAGTGGTCAGAAGAATTTTTAGAAATACCTAATAAACATTTAGGTGGAATGCCTGCTTGTCCCTTTGCAAAAAAAACTTGGAAAGATGATAAAGTTGTTGTTGAGGTAAAAAGAAAATTTAAACAATATAAATCAGAATTAAATATTCATTTAAAACAATTAGACTTTAGTGTTCATGAAATATTAATTTTTTGTGATCCATATTTCAACTATACATTAGATCAATTTCAAGACATTATAGATGACTATAATGATTGGTATAATGAGAAGGATATATTTTTTATGGGTTTTCATCCCCTCAACCCAGCAAATGAGGAAGAACAAGAGTTTTTGGTCACTCCAAATGGGAGCACCCCTATTGTAGAAAGTGATTTGAAGTATTCTATGGTCTTAGCACAAAAGTTCTCGCAATTACAGGAAGCTTCTGATAAATTACACAGAATTGGTTATTATAAGAAATGGCCAACCGGGTACTATCAAGACGTTGTGGTATCTAGACATAAAACATATAAACGAATATTCGGAGGTCGAAATGAAGAAAAAGTCAGTTAAGAAACGTGGCGGTGGCATGATGCAAAAAATGATGGGTGGTGGCATGATGGGCCCTAAAAAGAAACAAGCTATGAAAAAAGGTGGCGCTGTTAAGAAACGTGGCGGTGGCATGATGAAGAAGAAAAAGTAAATGCCAACTTATGCTACAACAGCAGATTTTGATTTATCTATAGATGATATAGCAGAAGAAGCTTTTGAACGATGCGGTCTTCAAACTCGTAGTGGATACGATATAAAGACCGCAAGACGTTCTATTAATCTTATGTTAGCTGAATGGGCTAACAGAGGTTTAAATCTTTGGACAATTCAAAAACAAGAAAAAACTTTACCTGCAACAACAACAGAATTATCAGGTGTTAATTTATTTGGTGCGGGAGCTGAATCAGCTCAACAAATAATAGACATTACAGATGTCGTGATCCGTGATTCAAGTAACAATGAATTTTCAACAACATCAATTAGTCGTTCTACATATTTAAATTATACTGTTAAAACAACCAGCGGAAGACCAAGTCAATACTACTTTGAACGTACGATAAACCCAAAACTATTTCTATATCCTGCAGCAGATACCACTTACACTCTAGTATATTATGCTCTTGTTCGGATGAAGGACTCGGGCGATTACACAAATAATACTGAGATTCCTTTTCGATTTCTTCCATGTTTAACTGCTGGTTTAGCTTATTACATAGCAATGAAAAAAGCGCCAGACAGAATTCAATTATTAAAACAAATTTATGAAGATGAATTTCAACGAGCAGCCGATCAAGATGGTGAAAGAACAAGTTTATTTTTATCCCCTAAAATTTATTTACCTGGAGTTTAACAATGGGCAAATACGCATCTGGTAAATTTGCAAAACGTATATCAGATAGATCTGGTATGGCTTTTCCTTATAATGAAATGGTTCAAGAATGGAATGGATCATGGGTTCATATCAGTGAGTTTGAACCTAAACAACCTCAGTTAGAACCTTTACCTTTAGTTACTGATCCACAATCTTTGCAATATGCAAGATCACAAGTAGCAGACTCAAGAGTTTTTGTTGGTGGTGCTTTAGGACCTATTGATGGAGGCTTTAAAATAATAGATAAAGCATATACTGGAAAAGGTTTTGGAACTACTGTAAATCAATTTGAAACATTAGATATGCCTGTTACTAATTTTTATGCAAATGGAGTAGCTTACGCTTCTACTCAAAAAAGCATGATGCCTTTAAGTATACAACAACCAAATAAACCTACAAGGTTGATATCTGTCGTAGGTAATGTTACAGTGAGTACGTCATGACTGATTATTCCGATTTAACAAATAACATAAGAAACTATACAGAAACAAGCACTACTGTACTTTCAGATGCTGTCGTTCAACCTTTTATAGAATCAATTGAAGATAAGGTAAGAAGAACAGTAGATTTAAATTATTACAGAAAATACGACACAGCAACCCTAACAATTAACAATGCTTTTTTACCACTTCCCGCTGATTGGGAAGCAACGAGATATTTGCAATTAATAGATGGTTCAAATAACAGAACTTACTTGATACAAAAAGATATTTCGTTTATGAATGAATACGCACCTGATAGTACTGCTACTGGAGCCGCAACGCCTAAATTTTATGCGATGTGGGACCAAGACACACACTATCTTGCGCCAACCCCGAACGCTGCATTAACTGTAGAGCTCGCATACACGTATAAGCCTCCTGGTTTAACAAGTACGAATACATCAACTTGGTTAAGTCAGAATGCTC